GAAAGTGAGATTGATAAAGAAAAGGTACACAAAGCCGCAGAGAAATTGAAGTCAATTCCATATCACTATATTAGCATTGCTGGTGAATCGTTTGAAAATATTTTAAGCCAGATGAGAAAATGGATTTATCAACATGTCGGATTTGATGAGCATGGTAGAACGAATGACTGTCTGATTATTTATGATTACTTGAAGTTGATGGGCAGCGAAGGCATCAGCGCATCTATGCAAGAATATCAGGTCTTAGGCTTTCAAATTACGCAGCTGCATAACTTTACTGTTAAATATGATGTCGCATGTCTAGCTTTTGTACAATTAAACAGAGATGGGACTACGACCGAAACAACCACAGTTGTTTCTGGTTCTGACAGGCTTATTTGGCTATGTACAAGTTTTTCTATTTTTAAGATGAAATCGCCCGAAGAGATAGCTGCCGATGGAGAGAGCAATGGCAACAGAAAATTAGTTCCGGTTGTAGCGCGTCACGGGGAGGGTCTTGACGACGGCGACTATATTAGTATGGTAATGCATGGCAGGTTTGGTAGAATCGAGCAAGGATTAACAAGAAACGAGATTCATGAGAATGAAAGATCGCGGGAAGAAGGGTTCGAGACAGATGATGTCGAGTCAGAAGATATCTTCGATATCTAATGAACTACTTCTACACATCGAAAAAGTTTTAACTCACTTCGATATAAATTACGTTGAATTTCCAAATAGGCTTGCCTTTCCATGTCCAGTTCATGGTGGCGATAGTCCTGAAGGATGTTGCATTTTTACTGATGGGACAACCAAGCAGGGCAATTGGACTTGCTGGACGCAAGGATGTCAAGAAGAATACATTGATAGTTTGTTCGGATTCGTGCGCGGATGCTTATCTTACCATGCAGACAGAAAAGTTTCGATGCAAGAGACAGTTGACTTTTGTCTAGATATAATCGGAAAAGATTTTGACGAAATCAAAGAAGCTCCCAAAAAGAAATTTAAAACGTTAGATGTTTTTAATCGTCGTATTGAAAGAGAGGAAGGGGCAATATCAAGATCTGATCTACGGGGAAAACTAAATATACCTGCTCAATATTATTTAGGAAGAAATTATAGCCAACTTATTCTTGAAGCTTTCGACGTAGGCGAATGCACGACTAACAATCAGCCAATGTCTGGCCGTGTAGTGGTGCCTGTTTACGATGAAGATTATAACTATGTTGGCTGCGTTGGTCGCGCAATTAAAGAACATCTAAAACCTAAATGGCTACACAGTCAAGGTTTCAAAAAAAATGTTTTATATGGGCTAAACATCGCAAAAGAAGAGATAATGAATACAGGAAGCGTCGTCTTAGTCGAAGGACAGGGAGATGTTTGGAGACTCCATGAAGCTGGCATCGCCAATGCTGTTGGTATTTTTGGGTGCAGTTTGAATGAAGACCAGCTAATATTATTGGAGCAAAGTGGCGCAATGAACGTAGTCATACTTACTGATTATGATGATGCGGGAAATGGCGCTGCTGAGCAAATCGTAAAAACCTGCGGACGGCGATTTAATTATATTCGTCCAGAAATGATTGAAGGCGTCAAAGACGTGGGTGATTTAACAGTTCAACAAATAAGAGAATTTCTATATCCACAGTTAAAAGGATTTATAAATGAAAACTAAAGTCATCGCCTTCGCTGGCGGTAAAGGGTGCGGCAAAACAACAAGCATGAATTTTCTGCATGGATACCAAATGCGCGCCCATCGCATCATTGAAAACTTTGGGGTGTCCAATCGAGGTCAGCTCATCATCAAGACAGACGTTGAGACAGAAAGCGGCAAAATCGAGGTCTCAGACACTTATATGGACATCAATAGAAAAGATGTAGAATTTATCGAATGGGCTATGTATAATATGTGGCCGTTCGTTAAAAAGTACTCTTTTGCAGACCCTCTGAAAGAGATGGCTGTTGGTTTATTCGGCCTTAAAAATGAGCAGGTTTACGGAAGTTTAGAACATAAAAAGCAAGTAGTGCCGCATCTAAGATGGGAAAACATGCCCGGAGTAATGAATGAGGGACCAATGACCGTTCGTGATTTCCTCCAGTATTTTGGCACAGATGTTTGCCGCAAAATTCACCCAAATATTTGGGTCGATAGATGTATTGAAGATATCAGACTTGAACAGCCTTTACTAGCAGTGATCGACGATTGTAGATTTCCTAACGAAGTTGACGCTATTCAGGAAATAGGCGGCAAGGTTATCGGACTTACTCGCTCTACTGAAGGGGTAGATCATCATTCCAGCGAACAAGAAATAAAAAAGAGCTGGGACAAAATAGATCATGTTATCGACAACCAAGATATGACAATACACGAAACGTGCGCAGCTATTATAGAAGCAATTGAAGGTTTTGGATGGTTGCAGGAAGAAATTGTTGCGGACTCAAAGAACACTAGAAAAAAGAAAATCCATAAAATTAAGGAAGACTAATGATAGTAACCTATATTCGTAGCTCCAGCTACAATAATTATGAGTATTGTCAAATGCAATACTTTATCACTTATGTTTTAGGTCATCAAAGCTTATCTGGTAAAAAGGCTCAGCTAGGCACAGTTGTCCACAAAGTCATGGAGGTTCTTGCCGCCTGCACCAAAAAACTGCAAGAAAATGCAGACAGTAAAAGCTTGTATATCAATGACGACGCTGTGGGCAAGGTAAATTTTACTCCAAGATCTTTGACTACAAAAAAATTCGTTGCCAAAGTTTTAGATCTGAGTTATAAGCATTACACAGAAAATTGTCATCACTCCTACAAGCCTGCTGATTTTAGGTTCTGTGAGGAGCAGGTCAAGACTGCACTAGAATTTAACGAGGGACAGTTCGATCCTCGGAATAGAAATATCGTAGATACCGAGCCGCAATTTGATATTCCTATTGAAGAAGATTGGGCCAAATTTAAGTATAAAATGCCTAATGGAAAAATGATGGAAGGTCAGCTTGCAATCAAGGGAACAATCGACTTAGTTACTCAGGTTGACGACGGTGTGATCGAAGTTGTGGATTGGAAGACTGGGCGCAGGTTGAATTGGGCGACGGGTGAAGAAAAAACTTATGAGAAATTACTTGAAGATCCGCAACTTCTATTGTATAATTATGCTATCTCTAAACTTTATCCTCAATATGAACAAGCAATCATGACGATATTTTACATTAGGGATGGCGGTCCTTTCAGTATGTGTTTTGACCAGTCGGATCAGGTTAAGTTTTTAGAAATGTTGAAAAATAGATTCGGACAAATTCAGCACAATGAATATCCGCGACCATGCAGCGCTAAGCGCTCGCATTTTAAGTGTACTAAGCTGTGTCATTTTTACAAAAATAATTGGCCCGGAACAAATCAACCTATGTGTAATTATGTTGAAGACCATCTCAAGGCATTTGGTCACGATGAAACTGTAGAAAAGTGTACAAGAGACGGATTTAATATTGGATACTATGAGGCTCCGGGATAATGATTGAAGTAGAAATTACAGAACAGATGAAAAAACGAGCATGGCGAAAAGCCCGAGAAATGGGGGTTATTAACAATTCCATTATGAAGGGTGATGGAAATATTGCAGGATTTTTAGGGGAAGAGGTTGCAAATTATTTTTTGTGTGGTATAATTAATAACACATACGATTACGACATTGTTACTGACGACGCTACTTGGGACGTAAAAACTAAACGTTGCACCAGTCCGCCTAAGCCCTACTACGACTGTTCTGTAGCAAACTATAACACGAATCAAAAATGCGACAACTATATATTTGTAAGAATCGAAAATAAGAATGGACGATGGGGAAGAGCTTGGGTATTGGGCTGGCTGCCTCACGAAGAGTATTATAAAAAAGCGCGAAAGCTAACCAAAGGCGAAATCGACCCTTCTAACGGTTTTGTTGTTAGGGCTGACTGTCACAATGTTGCGATTAAAGATTTAAACAAACCTTGAGAAATAAAATGTGGAATCCCATAAATTGTAAAACGCACTTCAGTCTACAGACTGCATTTTGCAAAACTGATAAACTAGCACAAAGATGCAAGGAATATGGCTATACTGCCTGTGGTATTGCTGACTTTGAAAGTGTTTCTGGTGCTGTAGAATTTAGTGCAGACTGTAAAAAGCATGGTATCAAGCCAATCATTGGTTGTGAGTTTGATGGTTATATTTTATATGCTAAGAATAAAAATGGATGGTTTGATTTAGTTCGATATGTTTCCAATAAAAATCTAGATGTTCTGAAACAAGTTGCTAAAGCTGGAAATGTTATCTGTGTTACAAAAGAAAAGAATGGATTTGCCAAGCTATTTAAGCATAATCATTATCAGTTAGACTATGAAAATGAAGCGATCTACTATGTTGATCAAAGTGACGCTGATTGTCATAGGGTCATGCTGTGTAGCAAGCTCAAAACTACGCTTAAAAAAATCAAGAACATAGAACACGACTACGAACAGTTTTTTAATGGTGATGACAAGTGGTTTTTGCCTAAGTTAACTGGGAAAACTGCTGGATTTGACATCGCTGATAAATGTGAAGATTACGATCTTGCCGGACCTCCGCTCCTGCCCACTTTTGAATGTCCAGAGGGATACAATGAGGATGAATATCTAACTCAACTATGTAGAGATGGCTGGGCTAAACTGCTTATACCTTCAAACAAGATTGGAAGCAAGGAGTACAAAGACATCTATGCAGATAGAGTAAAACATGAGCTTAAAGTTATTTTTAAAGCTCAACTGTCTGGATATTTTTTGATTGTTCAGGACATTATTAGATGGGTGCGCGAGCAAGGCTGGCTTGCGGGTCCGGGTCGAGGCTCAGCCGCAGGATGTTTAGTGTCGTATCTACTAGGCATCACAGAAGTAGATCCTATAGAATACGACCTTATTTTCGAGCGATTCTACAACGAAGGTAGAAACACTGAGGGCAACGTAGCGATCCCCGATATTGACATGGATGTTCCAGCAGAACGTAGGGACGAAGTTATTGATTATATCAAACAAAAATACGGGGCAAATAAAGTGGCTCAGATGATCACGTTTGGGCGATTGCAAGGACGCGCGGCACTAAAAGAAGTATTAAGAATCAATGAAAGCGTGTCATTTGCAGAAATGAATGCGATAACAGATTGTATGATTGACGAATCTAAAATTTCTGACCAATTAGAGATGATGGAAGACAAGTCTGTAATTCGTTGGAACTTGGAAAACAAGGCAGACGATCTTAAAAATTATTGTTACTATAATGATAAAGGGGAATTAGAAGGTCCGCTTGCAAATATTTTTGAACAAGCAATTAATATTGAAGGAACTAACAAGTCGCAAGGAAAGCATCCTGCCGGTGTTATTATTTCAAGTGTAAATTTGGCCGATGTTTGTCCTATGACTGAAGATAAAGATGGCAATCCTGTAGTGGCGTTTGAAATGAACGCACTAGAGTTTCAAGGACACATCAAGTTTGATGTTCTAGGGATTGCATTATTAAGTAAAGTAATGGAGGTGTGTAATGTTTAACACAACGGCGGACTACAAGTCTGTGATTTTTTCTGGATGTTCGATTGAGTCCAGAGGGGTTTCGGTTTGCAATTTAGAAGATTTTATGATGGGGCAGTTTGTCCCACGGGCTAAATATCAGGTTTGGTCTGATCGTCACAAGTTTTACAGACTTTATCACAACATTGATGATGCTGTAGAGAAGTTTATTGAATTAAGGAGAAAGCGATGAATTATCGAGATATTATTGTATTTGACTTTGAGACAACGGGGCGCAATCCGTACAAGTGTCAGCCCACGCAAATTGCTGCTGTGGCTATTCATGCTAGAAAATTAACCCTGCAACCGGGAGGTGTGTTTGAAAGTAAGATTCGTTGCATTACTGACGAAGAAAAGTGTATCGCCGCAGGATTCGATCCGGTTGAAGATGAGGCGTTAGAAGTAACAAGAAAGACTAGGGCAGAAATCTCCAAAGGACCACTGCCAAAAACTGTTTGGAAGAAATTTGGACAGTTTTGTGATAAGTTTAATTTCAAAGGAACTAACTGGACAGCCCCTATTGCTGCTGGCTGGAATATTAATAGTTATGATATGCCAATTGTAGACCGTATGTGTAAAGCTTTTGGCCCTTGGGACGACAAACGAGAAGAACAAAAGTTATTCAATCCTATTTTTACAATGGACGTAATGCAGCACGTCTACTGCTGGTTCGAGAACAATGCAGAAGTTAAGGGTTATAACATGGATTACATGAGAGATTATTTTGGTATGTCTAAAGACAATTCCCACGACGCGCTCCAAGATGTTAAAGATACAGCAAATATTCTTATCAAGTTTTTGAAGATGCAGAGAAATTTATCAAGTAAAATTAAGTTTGAAAAGGCTTTTGCAAATGGACAGCTCTACGTTTAATATTAATAATTTTGACGATCCAGAAGTGTGGGATTTGATTTGTGCTGGAGATACCAAGGGTGTATTTCAGCTTGAGTCTAATCTGGGTAAAAAATGGGCCAAAGAAAGTCAGCCCAGAAATATCAAAGAGTTGGCAGCACTAATTAGTCTGATTCGTCCGGGAACGCTATTGGCTAAACATAAAAGCGGCAAGAATATGACCGAGGTGTATTGCCTGAGAAAAAACGGCTCTCCAGACTTCCCAGTAGAATATGATCATGAATCTTTAGAGCCAATCTTAAAAGAAACTTATGGTGTACTTGTATACCAAGAACAGTCCATGCAGATTGCTCAAAAGTTAGCAGGTTTTGATCTTAAAGAAGCCGACGCTCTTCGAAAGGCTATCGGTAAAAAGAAGGCCGACCTCATGGAGAAAGTAAAGAAATCTTTCCTAAAAGGAGCCGCTGATAAAGGAATCGTTACTAACAAAGTCGCGGAAGAAATTTTTGCAAATATTGAGAAGTCCAATCGTTATGCTTTTAATAAATCTCACGCCGTCGCTTATGCTATCAATGCTTACTGGGCCGCTTACTGCAAGCATCATAGAAGAAAAAAGTTTTATAAAGTTTGGCTAGATGGGTCTAAAGGCAAGCCGAAGGAAGATGTCGAAAAAAAGCAATTAATCATGGATGCTAGAAGAGCAGAAATTGATGTATATCCACCTAGACTTGGACATTTATACAGTAATTTTACAATGGATGAAAATCGCAATGTTATTTATTATGGATTAAACTATATCAAGCTTGTGGGCAAAAAGGAGTGCGAAAAACTTGAAAGTCTAGAAGATGTTTCTGGCTATACATGGATGGACTGCCTATGCAACATCATCCACAAACTTAGAATCAATAAAAGATCAGCAATCGCACTAATTTCTGTCGGAGCGTTTAATGGTAAAAATAATCGAGAATGTCGCCAGCAAATGTTGTACGAGTTTGATAGCTGGAAACAACTTACTGCCAGAGAACAAGAAGCTATTGTAGAGGCTCACAATGAGAACGGACTCAAAAACTTGTCCGAAGCTATTGAAGTCATGACAAAAAAAATCAAGGTCAAAGCTAAAAGACATGAAATTGTCTTAGATATTAAAGAATCTTTAGATAATCCTTTTTATAACTTGGATGACGAATCTTCGGTTATAGCAATGGCAGAAGAAAAATACTTATCGTGCGGGCTAACTTGCAGTAAAGTTGATAGTTCTTCCTTAAATATGGCAGTTAATATGTGCAAAGACATAGTGAATGAGACGATAATAGGAAAAGCGAGTATTGGTGTTGAAATTGAGCGAATCAAGGTCATCAAAACTAAAAAGGGTGACGAAATGGCCTTTTTGACTGTTGAAGATGCTAGTGGAAGTTTAGATTCTGCTGTTGTATTTCCAGAAACTTGGGAAAAGAATAAAAATCTGTTGATCGAAACAAATACAGTCTTGTTGACCGGGGAAGTTCAACGCAGGGATCGCGGAAGTTTGATCGTCAATGATGTAAAACAAATATAAATTTTCGTGAGGGATGTCAAAATCTGCCGACCACTTGATGGTAGGTCAATATGTCCATCCCACCAAAATATAAAATTAGCGGGAGGTCAAATAGTACTTGCGGCCAGATCGCAGGTCATTACCTACCTCCCGCCCTTATCTTAAACAGGAAATTTTATGAATAAATGTATTTTTTTGGGTAAATTATTGCACCTGCCTATTGTAGAAATTGATCAAGAAACCGGCACTCCAAAGTTAGTTTTTGAATTAGAGATTGAAGAATTTAGACGCGACAAAAGCGGCAACAAAAAACGCACTCTAACCGTTCTTGAGTTCGAGGCGTGGGACACAGCGGCTCTAACAATAGAAAAATATGCTAGTGAGGGCGACCTGATGTCGGTCGAATCTAGCGCCAGAAGTTGTTATATAGATGGACAAGAGTATGATTTCACTTACTTCAGGGTTACCAGTTTTAAGATTTTATCATGAGAAAAAAAAGAATTTTATGGGTAAATGAAGCGTCGTGGAAAGCGACGGGCTATTCCGTATATGGTAAAGAAGTTTTATCAAGGCTTAGCCAAGTCCCAGAGTTTGAGGTTGCTGAACTTGCGTGCTACGCAACCGCTGAAGACGTAAAAGAAAATGCTTGCGAGTGGTTTGTTTTTCCCAACAATCCCGGCGAAGATTCGGAAGATTATGAAAACTACGTGCATAATCCTAGCTTGACATTTGGCGAATACACTTTTAATAGTGTCTGTTTAGATTTCAAGCCGGACATTGTGATGGATATTCGTGATTGGTGGATGTTCGAATATCAACAACGTTCGCCATTCCGCGACTTTTTTCACTGGGCAATCATGCCGACCGTAGACGCAATGCCGCAAAATCCCCAATGGATCAATACATTTGACAGCGCCGATTCTGTGCTTGCTTATTCAGAATTCGGTCGCGATACGATGATGAGCCAATGCAACACCATCCCGTTTGTTGGCGTGGCATCTCCGGCAGCAAGTGACAGCTTCCATCAGATCGCAGACAAGGCCGCACACAGGGAATCAATGGGCATGGACCCATCCTCGTTTATCGTTGGCACTGTGATGCGAAATCAAAGGCGCAAACTTTATCCAGATCTTTTTAAAGCGTTTCGGGCGTTTCTGGATAAAACGCAAATGACAGACGCCTTTCTTTACTGCCACACCCACTATCCAGACATTGGATGGGAAATTCCGCAGCTGCTTGACAAGTTCGGGCTAAATAATCGCGTTTTATTTACTTACAAATGCCAAGGATGCGGGCATGTGTCGCCACAATTTTATCAAGACGCAGCTTCGTACTGTCCAAAATGCAAGAAATTTAAAAAGGGCTTGGTGGGCATTAAAAACCCAATCGACGAGCAGGAGTTGAATAAAATTTACAATCTGTTCGATGTTTATGTGCAGTACGCCAACAGTGAAGGTTTTGGTATGCCTCAGCTAGAGGCCGCGTATGCTGGCGTTCCCCTGCTTGGAACAAACTACTCAGCTATGGAATCGGTCATAAAAAACATTGGTGCGGTTGGTATTGAGCCGTTAGCCCTGTCTATGGAGTGCGAAACCGGCTGTTACAGAGCGATTCCAGACAATGAAACTTTCGTTGACCTTCTGGAAATTTATGCCAACCATCGCCCTGCCCTAACCATGTATGGAAGCGGACAGCGAAGGCTTGCACAGCAAAATTACAATTGGGACAAAACTGCAAATGTTTGGATTGAGCATTTTAAAAAGATTCCAATGCGGGACTGGTCACAGACTTGGCGATCAGCGCCACAAATCAAGATTCCAGCCGAAGGTATGCCTGCGCACATCGTTGACATTACCGATAAGGTCAATTATATTTTTGAAAACGTTTTGCACAAGCCTGAATGGATCGGCGGTTATTTTTGGTCCAAGGTTGTCAAAGATTGCACGTTTGGCTTTAGAGTGAAAAACGAAGAAGACGATTATTACTTCAACGAGTCGCACAGGCCGTCCATGCATAAATATGAACCTTTTTGCTTGGTTCAAGCCGGGGCAGAGCTTAAAAATATGAGAGAGCAGTGGAACAATTGGGAACAAATCAGAGCAAACAGAATTCAAGCGGAGAGCATGAATGAAAATTCTTTACATCGGCCACTTTAGGGATGGTACAGGATGGGGCAATGCTGCCATCAACAATATACTCGCTATGGATGCGGCTGGAATAAACGTCGTGCCCAGAGCAATTACTTACGAAGTCGAAGACCGTGAATATCCTGAGAGAATAAAGCAGCTAGAATTTCAGTCTGACGAAGATTGCGACATTGTAATTCAACATACAATCCCTCAAAATTATGTTTATAATTCTAGCTATAAAAACATTGGTTGTTTTTGTATTGAGTCTGATAGTTTAAAATCTACGGGATGGGTAAAGCATCTAAATATAATGGACGAGGTTTGGGTAGCTTGCCGTACAAACAAAATTATAGCGGAAAATTCTGGCGTCACGGTCCCGATTAAAGTTGTTCCCTACAGTTTAAATCTTGATAAATACGAGAACCCTGAAGGCAACCAGATCGACACTCTTGTGGACAATTTTACATTTGGTTTTGTGGGCGAGTTCATTGAGAGAAAAAACTTAAAGGCGCTGGTTAAAGCTTTCCATATAGAATTTAGCCCCAAAGAGCCAGTCAATTTATTTATCAAAACTTCTCGCACAGAATTGGAAGGCGCTCAAAAATATTTACAACATATTAAAAACGGTCTAAAGATTAGAAACGCTTACAAAGAGGAGGTTGTTGTCGCCGGCATGTTGGAGGAAAAAGACTACATATCTGTATTAAATCAGATTGATTGCTTTGTGATGCCGAGTCGTGGTGAAGCGTTCTGCATTCCGGGACTAGAATGTATGGCGCTAGGTAAGCCAGCGATTTATACAAAGGGCACTGGCATGGATTATTTAGTGGGATATGCTGTGGAGGCTTATAAAGCACCATGTTTCGGCGCGACTGATGCTATGTCATATATAGACACTGCCGAATCGAACTGGCTGGAAATTGACGTAATTAAACTTGCAAAAACTATGCGTCAGGTATATAATGGATATAACAGGGAAGAGCTTAGCAAAAAATGCAAGGCAGCGGCGGCAAAGCTAAGCCATGAAAAAGTAGGAAGTATTATAAAGGATTATTTAAATGACAGCTAGAGCCAATCAAAGAAACGTTCGCTCTATCATGAAAAAGGTGAATAGTGGCGACAAGCTAAACGTTCTTACTTTTCCAACTCACGAAAGATATGAACAAAATCTATGTAGGACTGGGCACAATTTCTACGCATTCGATTACGGTAAAAAATGGAATTCTAATTATGCTCCGGTTCCCAGCAATTATCATATCATAGATCACATTCCAGAAAATTTAGATATTGATTTAGTGCTGCATCACACTAGCTGCGATAGACTTGTTGTTGCTCATGATCTGCTATCGCAAACGTCTGATAAAACTTTTAATAAGCTGGCAATTCCGACACTCAGGCACTGTCATATATTGCCGAATCAAAACGCCGACACTTTAGAAAATCAACAAGAATATTACAAAAGTATGTTTGTAAATAAGAATTCTTTTATATCCAACTACAATGCGGGAATGTGGGGATATCGGCCCGATGAATGCGAAATTATAGAGCATGGTATAGACACGATCTTTTTTGACAGTATGATAGAGTTTGAGCCAGAGGGACAGAGAGATAGTTTATGTCTATCTGTTGTGAACGACTGGATCAACAGGGATTGGTGCTGCGGATTCGGCCTTTGGGCATCTGTGGTAGGACTAAACACCACCCACGAGCTTCCTATCGCGGTCATTGGAGATACGCCCGGACTGTCGCTACCAGCAAAAGATGTGGCGCATCTAAAAGATTTTTACTGTGCATCGGCAGTGTTTTTAAATACGTCGCTAGTTTCGCCCGTACCAACAGCCTTGATGGAGGCTATGGCATGTGGATGTGCCGTTGTGTCAACAAATAACTGCATGATTCCAGAAATCGTAGAGCATGGAGTTAATGGATTTTTATCCAACGACCCCAATGAGCTAAGATCGTATGTGCAATTACTGCTTAAAGATAAGTCGCTGGCAAAGCAGCTAGGGATTGCTGCCAGACGCACCATAGTGGAAAGATTTAGCTTGGATCAATTTGTCAACAAATGGAATGATTTATTCTATAAAACGATAGGAGAGTACAATGAAGGTTTACTTGGGAGATAGCGATCCCGATGCTGGATGGGAGCATTTTTCTAACTTACCTAATCTAGCAAAAAAGGTTTTAGATGCGGAGGCGACCGAAGTTTACTGTAAATACTTCTTGTCTAAGTATAGTTATCAGGATTTGCCAAAAGTGATTGACCTCCTTGTATCTAAAGTTAGAAGGGGTGGGAAAATTAGATTTTTTGATCTCGATTTTGACATGGTGGCTAGACAGATTTTTAGAGAAGAACAGCCTATTGATTTAGTCAATTCCCACATTTTCCGGGATACAAAGGGGCTAAACAGTTTAATCAATCTAGAAACTGTAAGAACTGCACTGCCGTCAAACTTTAAAATTACAACTATGAACTACGGTTCTGACACTTTTACTTTGGAGGCAGAGAGAATTCAATGAGTGATAAAATTATAACTCGGTGCAAAGGATGTGTATTTGCTATTCATGACCAAGAGTTAGCCGATATCGACGTTTTTGATTTGAGTACAAAACTTTCAAATCCAGAAGGTGAAAAAGTTCAATGCGGCTGCTCTCTGGGTAGGGACGAAAAATTAAAAGTTGCACAGCGGGACGAAGACGGCGATTTTGTTTTAGAGCGGTTCTGCACAGCTTTTCGTCCAGACGAATGGGTTGAATCTTTATCGTTTGAAGACCAGTTAAATACTGAGCAGGTAGTTATGGAAGAACTATACCCTAGAATGGGCTACTTTGTTAAATTTGATGAAGACCTGACCAAGCTAGATCTTACACTGGAGTCTATCGTGCGCGCCGCTCACCAAACACAGGGCCAGCCTCCTTTTATGGTCGTTATTAACTCTAAGGTAGAGTACAATGAAGAAATATGGTCTTTGCTGGTAACAAGATTTGGAGAAGCCGGCGAAACAAATTATCACATCTTACAACTTAACGACGAACTCAAAAGCGTTGATCACGTGATTGATGAAGCGTTTATTCATGCCGAAAATGGTTGGGTTTACATCACATCGGCAGGTGAAGTAGTTCCAGAACATACAGTAGATAAATTACACAAAATGTTGAGCGTCGATATGAAACAAATCGTTGCTGTGGAACCATACAACAACCACGACGGTTTTATTTTTCCATGCTTCTTGTTTAAGTTTTTGAACGGCAATAATGTTAAAATATTTCGCGACGAATTTTACGACGGGAGAAAATTTATCGACAAGCTGAAAGAGCGCCAAGGAGAAGTAAAAACTATTTATACTTGGGAGGAATTTAATGCTTCCTAAAGTGGCTATTATTTGTGCGAATTATAATTATGGCAATTATATCGTTCCTGCCATGAAAAGTATCATGGACCAAACTTACAAAGGTCCAATTCGGCTGTTCGTTGTGGATGATGGCTCCTCTGACGATTCATGGGAAAAGATTAAAGGTTTCAAAATAACTTACGGTGTGCAAAACTTGCATGATGTGGAGAAAATCAACGTAAAAAAAATCAAAAACTCCGGTGCTAGTGTTGCTCGAAACACCGCAATTGATATGTGTTGGGACTGGGCTGACATTATTGGCGTATTAGATGCTGATGATGCTTACCACCCAGAAAAGGTTGAAAAGCTGGTAGCAAAACTTGTCGAACACGAAGAAGTAGGAGTGGCATACGCTGATTACGAAAATGTAAACCCGGATTTTCGCAAGCGGGAGTTCAAGCCTTCTTACAACAAAGAGCGCTTAGCAATGCAATGTATGGTGCATAGCAATGCGCTGATAAAAAAAGAATACCTAGAAATGGTGAGGTTGCCTAATGGCGAGTTTTACGACAGCAAACTACACGGTCCCGCAAGCAAAGAATTTATTGGATGCACAGAAGATTATGATCTATGGCTAAGGCTGTCAAATGTATGTGTGTTTACCCATGTTCCCGAAAATTTAGCGATAGCCAACATACATGGCAACAACCAGTCTCTAAAAATGAATGTAGAAATTTTTAATCAAAACGCACAAATAATGAGAAGCCGATGAAACGCCATACAGTAAATATTAAAAAAGTTAAAATAAATAAGAAGGATAGCATAGCTGTTGCTATTTTAGCTGCTGGATCTGGAAAAAAGATCAAATCTTACGAACCTCGAAGTTTAATTAAAATTAACAATGACTGCTTACTTAATCATCAAATCAAAGCTCTAAACAACCATTTTGACCATCCTGAAATTATAACCGTGGTTGGCTGTCATGCTAATAGAATTATAAAAAAATTTAAAGAATCTTCTAGATTTGTTGAAAATCAATTATTCAATGATACTAATTCTTCTGAGAGCTTGAGGCTGGCCTTTAACAATGCGTCGTCTAAACATTTAATGTTTATGCATGGCGATATTTTATTTAATACAGATACGATCAATCTTGACTATTCGCAATCGTTTGTGATAAAGGACGCTAATTGTCAACTCAAGGATACAGAAGTCGGCCTAACTGAAATTGATAATCAACTTTCTATCATGTCGTATGGACTTAAAGATAAGTGGGCACAAATAGCCTATTTTACCGGAAAAGAATACGACATACTAAAGACTATATTTAATAAGTTTGAGTCTAAAGATAAGAAAAAATTGTCATTTGAAATTATAAATGAGGTGGTAACAATGGGTGGTCGTTTTGCTTGTTATGCGCCCAAGAAGATGAATATATTAGAAATTGATAGAATAAAGGATGTGAAATGAAAATATTAATTTGCAATGATGGGCGTCATGCGCATTACTACCAAAGGATGGCATGGGCCAATGCGCTTAGAGCATGTGGGGCGCAGGTCGCCTTATGGGAAAAAGACACAGTGCCAGCTTTCGACGTTTTCGACGATTTTGAGCCAGATATTTTTATGGGGCAATCTTACAACTTAGACGAAGCAACGGTCAAATGTATCATGGAAAGGCCGCACCTAAAGGTTGGACTGCGAGCTGGAGACTGGGGCGATCATGCAGCAATTGTAGATAAAGAAAGATACAATATTCTTTTTTGCTCGCCTAAAGAGCGAGAAAT